TTTGAATTGGGTCATTTTTCTTTGAACCAAATGCACAAATTTCTTGAGGAGGGAATTTTTTTGCTGCAGACCATTGAGGTGAATAAAAATAACTATCAACTTGGTCATTTTCAGGATTTAATTTTCCTGAGCGTAACCTTGAAAAGTCAACGTGATAAATTTCTGCAATTGATTTTCCATCATTTGACCATATGCAGTTGAGCGCAAAACCCCCAAACAAAATATAGTCCAATGCACATTTTCTCATTATCTCACTAATAACTTCTTTTCCATTAACAGGAAAGATTGTTGACATCGGATTATCCAATGAAACAACCCCATCACCCATTATTTGATTTACTTTTGTATCAACAATTGCTTTGTGAATTGCACAAGCATTATATTGTCCAATTAAGTAATCTGGTAACAAATTATCATTACCATAAAACACCCAAGGATAACGAGCTAATATTTCCGAATAAACAGGAAGGGTAGCTGTTTTAAAATCCAATTTTTTGAATCGGTTTAATTTGGGGTTTGTGTTTATATCTAAATTTTCTTCCATAAATTTTAATGTTGTGTTCCTTGATTAAATCCTTCATCGTTTATATATATGTAGCTTTCCATAGTTTCATTTGGTGAAATGTACTCAAAGAATGGATTAGATTCTTGTGTTCCTTCAACGTATGAAAAGTTGGTATAAACCATATCGGTACCATTACCAAAAATTTGTAATTTATATTGACCTTCATAAGGTAAATCGGCGCCAGCAGCACTCAAATCAAGATTAAAGGTAGCATAGCGATTATTTTCAAATGTTGGTTGCAATATATATGATTTTACCTCGGCTGACATTATATGTGAAAAAACAAAAGTATAGTTCACATAAAAATAGCTAATGTTGTTAACAATGTTTAATGTTAATTCATTTGCTTGAGTTTTATTAATGTATATCATAATATTAAATATAAATTTTTGAAAACTGAATGGTAATAAAAAAGGGGATGGAAAACCATCCCCATTCTATTATGAGTAATTCATTGGAGATAATCCAATTACGCGAAAGTAAATCCACTAAATACTGATGATAAAGTACCATTGATAACAGGTGCTAAGCTTGGCTCCATTCCTGTCATAGTAATTTCCCATCCATTACGGTCTGCAAACGCTGTACCTGTTGCAGCAGTACCTGCTGAAACGTATAAACCATTTGACAAACCTAATAAGTATTGAGTACCATTTCTATCCACTCCGATTACTTGTAAGTTATCATTCTGAGCTAAAAGTAACACTTGGTCACGTAAAGAAGCTTGGTAATAATAAAATACAATCTTTAATTCAGGGGTGTAGTAGATTGTGCCGTTCTCAAAATTCTTATTTACTGTTTGTTGTAAACTTGAAGAGGCTCTCTTCAATTGGAATTTATAGAACGTACCGCTACCAGTTGCACCAGTGATTTGGTCTTGTGAATCATAAGTAACACCTGAAACTGTTGCACCTGATGCACCACCCAAGATGTAAATATAATTCAATCCACCCACACCTTGACTACATCCAAGTTGTACACCTGAGGTAAGGAAACATGTTGACATATATGTATAATTTTGTTTGTTTTATATTTTTATAAAGGGGACTTCCACCCCTTTTGTTTTTTTAATATTATGCTAAGTTGTTTGTTGCAAAATAAACAGTTGAACCGAATGTTGCAATTGTAACACCATAGTTATAGTTTGCTCTAAATCTTAATTCATCAAAGTCAACACTGTACCAAGCATTGATTTTTTCATGATCGTCAAGCAAATCAAATCCCACGACAATGTACTCCTTAGGTCCAATAACAACTTGATTAGAACCGTTCAAACCAATTGTTGGAACAACTTTAATATTTGTGTTTGGATGTGTAGCTTCCATTTGTCCAGTTACATCAGTTGAACCGATATAGTTTTGGAAGAAGTTAGCACGAGTAAGTGTCTGTAAATAGATACGGAAGTTTGCATAAGATAAGAAAACGACTAAATCTTCACGAGATAAAGCGTTATCATCTAAAGCATTGATTAATTTATCAACTTCAGTAATAGCATTACCATCTTGACCGTAAGTTGCTGTTGTTGAAAACGCTGTACCATTTGCAGATACACCAATACCAACACCTGCAGAACCACCATCAATTGTAGAACCTGTAGAGATTAAAGTTTTTAAACCATTAAAACAAGAACCACCATTTTTAGTAGCTTGCCATAATTGTTGTTCAATTCTTTGTTGAATTTGTTTTACTTTTAATTCCATTATTGCTTCCTCGAAAGGTACTGTTTCGCTTACTTCACCTGGGTTCATTAACATAGATTGATATGTTGTATATAAATCTTTGTAACATAAAGCTTCATTTAATTTTTCAGGACATACTGTGATGTAATGTTGCTTGAAAGTTGTTGTTCCTGAAGGATTCCATCCACACACTCCTGATTGGAATGATGGTGCAGAATCTAACAAGTTTAATGCTTGTGTACCTTTAATACCTAAACGCACATTAGCGTGTTTTGCAGTTGTTGCACCTATCAATGCCTTAGAAAGCAACTCTCCGCCTGTCTGATCCGTGTACCCAGAGATTGATGATACTACATAACTAAATTCTTTTTGACTGTAAATTTTCATTGTCTTAAAATTTTTTTAATTTTTTTTTATTAATATTTTTGATTTGCTCTCATCGCCATAATGTTTGCGATTTGAGAATCATTTGAAGCAGAACTGAATTTTTCAGTTTTACCATCTTTTATTTTTGAACCAGCAGGAGCAGATTTAAATGCATCCAATTCTTTTTGCATCTTCTTCATTTTGTGTTCCATCTTGCCGTATTTTTCTTTCATTTCATCTAAGAAATCTTCCATCGCTTCCATCATTTTTTTAACATCAGGATGTACATCTTCTTCTTCACCTTTTTCTTGGTCAGCGTCAGCTTTCTTTTCATCTTCATCATCATCTTCTGATTTTGAAGTATCGCCTTCTTTCTTACCTTTAACATCATCTTCTGCAGCCATAACTTCAGTGTCTTTGTTTTCATCTTCCATTGATTCGTCTTCTTCACCTTCACCAGGCTCAGCACCTTCAATTTCTGCGATTACACCGTCCTTAACAGTTACAACAGTACCATCTTCTAAAGTATGGTCACCATCGGGTGCAGGAATGTCACCATCATCAGTAACAACGAAAACTTTTGCACCTTCAACTAAAGCGTTTCCTTCAATTGTAATTTCAGTACCATCTTCTAATGTTTCATCTAAAAACATTTCTTTGATAACACCATCTCTTACTTTCATTTTGAAACCTTGCTTAGCAATGAATGTACCGTTTCCTAAAGCTACTTTCTCAAATTTCTCATTAATTTTAGTGATTTTCTCACCAACTTTCAATTTAGATACAGATACGATTGTATTGTCCTTTAATTTGAAAGATTTTTCTTTATCAGCTAAGAAACCAAAACTTTTCATTAAGTTGGTAATTTCTTTAACTGCTTTTTCTGACTTTGTCATAGTTTATTAAATTTTTAATGTCTTATATAATGAAATATAAGTTTATTTATTATTTCTTAATTCAAGGATAATAAAAACAAAATTGAAGCAATTAATTCTGCAATTTCATCTACTATATTCTGAATCCAAGTTTCTTGATATATATTTTGTCTTTCTGCTTGTACGAATTTGTACAAATTTTTAAAATAAATTATAGTATCCTCTGTTGATGTCCAATCTTTGAATGAACCCGCTTCATATCCTTCAATTCTTGGATAAACTCCCTCAATTCCCTCAACCAATCTATCAATTACATCTAAAACTGGTTCATAATACTTGTTTAAAGCTTTATGTTCAGAATAAGAAGTTGTTTGATGATGGAAAATATGCACTTGTGGGGATGACATCCTCAAAACTGATACAAATTTTGCGCAATCTAGTGCCATTTTATTTTTGGTTAAATTTTTGAATAGCCAAAAAGATTTGACTAGGTTTTATTGTTTTTGCTTCAATTAGTCTATTGATATATTCTCCAATTTTTTCATTTGGATTTACATCTGGTAATGTTATTGTACTCATATTAATTATATTTTTTTAAAATTTCTGTTAATTGTTTCAAGAATATTTCATTTTGAAATTCTGCAGGTACTTCCTCAAAGAAACCTGATACGCTAAACCCTTTTAATTCGCCAGATTTAACCTTTTGCCATACTTCATCATTATTAACCTTCATTGATACAAACCAAGAACCGACTGGTATGTCTTTATAACCATAGTTTGTTGATTTGTCAAAGTCAGATTCTTTTATCCAACTTTCAAATACAAATACATCAGGTAAAACTTGACCATCGTGATTTTCATCATTGTTATCAATATATTTGTTCTTAAAGTACTTTTCTGCAATCATTTTGATTGTTTCTGTGCTAAAGAAAACATAATATGGTTCACCAGTACTTTCATCTTTTCTAAAAATCTTTAGGTCAGGAATCATCGCTGGCCCTAAAACAATTCTTTGTTCATCATCAGTGGCAAAATATTGCTTTGTATAGCTTGATGCTGTTTGTATCTTTCTTCCCGCCCACATTAAACCTTCGTGACCACCATAAGCCATATAATTAGCATAAACAGTGCCACCATTGCTAAAGTTTTTACCTTTAACATCGGTTTTATGCTTAGACAAATAGCTATGCATTTTGTGAATCATATCGTGTGTCAATGGTTGACCTTGAGATAACTTAACTGCGTGATGTTTAGCTGTAATTCCTAATGCATCAGGATTTTCTTTTTCATATTCCAAAGCATCCATAGCATTTTTCATACATCCTGAAGGATAATCACTATGTGCGTGTATTTTTTTTCTTTTCTTTTTTGGTAATTGGTCAACATAGGCAGGTAAACCACTTACATCATAATCCAAATCTTCTTTTGCTTTCTTTTGTTTTTTGAAAGATGGATGACTTGTTCTTGTATCTGGTTGTGGGTAACCCAATACTGTCAAGTCAGGATTCAAATCATTTGGAAAACCACCTGATGTTTCTTTGTTAATATTGATTGATGCTTTGTTAACTATATTACCATCTTTTTTGTATACAATTTTTGCCCACGAATGGCGGCAATTATACCCGCCACGCCATACCAATGCAGATTGACCATCATCATTGACAGTCGCATCCATATCCTCCAATCTCCATACATAATTCTTGTTAATTAAATCTTTACAAAAATTTCTTGTTGTAGGAATAATCGCAGGTTTACCACTTGCTTCAGGATTTAATATATATTTATATCTAATTCTTTGTGTTGGAGTGTCAAATTCAGATGAATCATTTGGTTTTGTAGCCGCGAAATTTTTCTTATTTACCACTTCAACTGAATCAATTTCCCATCCATCTTCCAACATTTCCATTTCTGAAATACCTGTTGTCAATAAAGATTGTACAAATATTTCATCTTGTCCATCAGGAATATGAAATTCATCGTGTGTTGGTCTTTCTTTATTAAATGCTACCCAATTGATTTCAATTGCAGGTGAATCCACTAAAGAAATAGCTTGAATCCCTGAAACGGAGTCATCTTCTTCTATCTTAAGTTCGTATATTTTTTCGTTGCTATCCATATAGTTAAATATAAATTTTTGTTTTTTGTCTTTAAATGTTTATCTTTGTTTTATGCAAAAGAATTATGATAAAAACTATATAGTCTACTCAGACGGTAGAATATTTTCTGTTCGTAGGAATATATTTCTTAAACCTACAATTCGTTCCAAAAATGCTTCTTATTTTTGTGTTGGTATTTATGGTAAACTTAAAAGTGTCCACAGAATTGTTGCTGAAACTTTTATACCAAATCCCTATAATTGTCCAAAAGTTAATCACATAAATGGCATTAAAACGGATAATAGAATAGAAAATTTGGAATGGACCGATACTAGACATAATACAAATCATTTTTATAATTCTAAATTTCCAGGTGTTTATAAAAAAGGTAATTATTATCAAGCACGTATTACTCTTAATGGTAAACGTATTTCGTTAGGTTATTTTCAAACACCCGAAGAAGCTTCCAATGCATATATTAAAGCGTTGAAAGATTCTTCAAACGAGCCTGTTTATGTTGAGCAGTTGTTAAATCTGATTCAACAACAAACGTCTTAATTACAGGATTGGTTAATGTTGATTGAGTTGTTTCCACCGATGAAACTGGTGAAATTCCTCCCAATTCCATAAATGGTGTTCCACCACCTGCTTGATTCATTTTTGACAATAATGGGCCAAACATTGTAACAGCTCCTCTTGTCATAACCGCTTCGCCACCTTCCGCATTGATTAATGTTCCACCTTCTGCGTGTCTTGGACCGTCAATAACTCCACCTGAACCATAGTTTCTACCCAAAGATTTTGCTGAACCTGTTGGAGCTGCTCCACCACCACTTGCTGCACCTGGTACATTAACTGACATAATTGATTGAACTGATTTTAAACCTGTTGCAATAACTGTTGCCACATTAATAACTTTTGCTGCAACGTCAAAGGGTGAAGGTAAAGTTGACTTTTGTTTCAAAGCTTCGGTAGCACCTTGATAAGTGTTCATTGTTGCTTGCGCAATCGCTAAACCTTTACCAGCAGCTGTTTGTTTTCCAACCAAATTTGATAATTCACCTAATGCATTACCAACTTCTTTTAATTGAGTTTTATGGAAATTTGTTTCTTCTTTATCAATTGTTTGTGATGCTTTTGATAATGCTCCTTTTTGTTTATTATAATCAGCTTGTGTAATTGTTCCTGCTTTTAAAGCTGCATCCAAATCCTCTTGTTGTTTATCTAATCTTGCCTTCTCATCATCATAATATTCCTGACTATATTTGGCCATTTCGCCATATTTGTCTTGGATTCTTTGTTCTTCAGCATTTGATGTCTCATTTATTGTATCAATAATTGTTTTTTGACTGGCTTTTGTATTTGCAACTTGTGCTTTTTGATTTGCAACAATTGCAGCATTATATTCATCTTGACTTATCTTACCTGCTTTCAAAGCTGCATCCAATGATGTTTTTTGGTCGGTTAATAACTTCTTTTCATCAGCATAATATTGAACTGACTTTTGATAATCCTCACCGTATTTTTCTTGTAATGCAACTTCCTCTTTTTTATATCCTTCCTGTAATGTTTTTAAATTATCAGATTGGAATTTTTTTATAGCATCATTATATTCTTTGGCATATTTTTCCCTTATGACTTTTTTCTCTTCCTCGCTTAAACCTTCTTGGTCTAATTCATATTTCATTCTTGCATCCAAATCAGATTTCAATTTATCTTGATTTTCTTTTTGAGATAAATCTAATTCAGTATCTAATTTGATAGTAGCTTCCAATCTTTTCTTTGCTTTATCATCCAAAGCTTTTTGGTCAGCTTTTAATGCATCATCAATTTCCTTTTTTTGTTTTTCTGCTCTTGCTTGTCTTTCCGCAGCTGTTAATTTCTTATCTTTATCTTCAATTGCGTTTTTCTTAGCATATAAATCTTCCAATATTTTTCTTGATGTGTCAGCTTTGTTTTTTTCAATTTCAATTGACGCTTCAACATCTTTAACTTGTTCTTCTCTTTGTTTCTTTGCAGCTTCAGCGGCTGTTTTTGCTGCTTCTTTGTCTTTTGCTTGTTGTTCCTTTTCTTTCGCTTTAATCTGCGCATTGGTTTTCTTTTCAATCAATGCCAAACTTCTGTCAGCTTCACTTACAGCACCAACTGAATTAGCAATTCCATTAATAATTTCAGCATTTAATTCTTTTGCGTGAGCATTTGCTGTAGCAAAAGCTTTTAATTCCTCAGCACTTCCTTTTTTAAGTGCTTCAATTTGTGCATCTGTCTGTTTAAGTTTTATTGCAGCTTGAACTGCAGCATCTCTTGCGGCTTCTAAATCTCTTTTCTTTTTTTCTTCTGTAATTTCTCTTTCTTTTGATGCAGCATCTTTTAATGCTTGAATCCTATCTTTGATTGGTAAGTTTGCATCATTTGCTCTTTCTCTTGCTTCAGCCAATTCAGCATTTGCTTTAGCTTGTTCTGCCGCAAATAAGCCAGATGTTCTTGCTAACTCTTCTTGACTCTTTTTTGTTTCAGCTAAAGCATCACCTGCTTTGGATGCTCCACCAGTTAATGAACTAAAAAAGTTACCAACTTTTGCTGCACCGTCTGCTAATAATTCCAATCCTTCAGCTAATGGTTTAACAACTAATGTTGCAATATCACCAAATATTTGACTGAACTGCGCACCAATTTCCTCAAGAGGTTCCATAACCCCTTGCATTTCTTTAAACTTCTCAATAATTGGAGCAATAACTGCTGCAAGTAATGTAAAAGCTGCGATTAATGGGTTTTCAGCCAATAAATCAAATGCACCCTTAACACCTTTTACGGATTCACCTACTACACCCATTACACCAGGTAACTCAGCAAACTTATCACCAAATGATTTGGTTGTATCTTGAGCTTTTTTAAATCCTGCTTCTAAACTTTCAATATCTGCTGATACTTTTTTAAATTCTTGCGAACCAATTGGTACTTCAGACAATTTTTGTTTAAGTTGAGATGTCAAAACACCCAATTCATTCATACTTAATTTAGCAGCATCTAATTCTTGACCATTAAATTTGACCTGTATCGCTATTTCTTTTGCCATTTTCTATTTTTTTAACATTGTTGCGGAGCCACTGTTATATTTCCGTTAGTTGATTTAAATGTTGTTGTTGAACAACCACCCAAATTATAAACAAAGTAGAATGTTCCACTTATTGCCGTTCCATCACTATTTCTAATCACCGATATTGTTGTAAATCCATCTGATAAACAACCACCGTAACTTGTAAATTTATTATAGTCCGTAGGATTCAAATAAATTGTTGGTGTGTTTCCAATACTTGTACAAGAACCTGGTGCACTAATTTTAAATCCTGTTCCAATTGATACAAATCCTGCATTTGATGGTGTGGGAGTTGGCGTAGCCGTATTTGTTGGAGTTGGAGTTGGCGTTAATCCTTTTGTTGGGCTTGGGGTTGGAGTAGCAGTTGGAGTAATTGAGGTAATTGCTTGACCAATTGAAATTGGAATTACTTCTCTATGTCCAATAAATCTGATTTCAAAATAAAACTGTCCATTTGGAAATGAACTTAATCCAAATTGTGATGGATATACGTTTACTACAAAATGTCCTGTTTTTGTTGTATCAGATAAATTAATATCTGTTACAAAACCAATTGTGTTCCAAGGTTTATAGAAAGTTAACGACGGTTCCATCATATGCACCGAAAATAAGGCCATAGTTCCATCTTCTCTGATAAAAGGCTCAGCACCATTCAATCCCCAAGTATAATCAAAAGAAACGTTTATAACGCTTCCTGAGAATATTGATACAAAATTGGTTACACTACCAGTAATTGTGTTTTCATTAACGCTATGCACAATTTCAATATCATATTCCGCCAAATCATTATTTGGGTAAACGAAGCTTTGATTATCAATTTGTTTTATATATTGTTTCGCCATATAATTAAATATAATTTTTTTGTTTTATTGACAGGTGTTCCAATTATTTGAATCTTGTGTCCAAGTTATTGTTGTTCCAATCCAATCACAAGCTGTGCTTATTGGATAATACATTGAAATACCTAATATATATTCAAAATTGTAATCGCTCGGTAAAGTTGGAACGGTAAATGTAACATAAGTTGTTGAACCGCTTATGGAATCCACAATTGTTTCTTTAATACCTCTATCACCATTTTCATCATAATTGGTATAATCTTTTCTAATTACATCAATAGTATTTTGTATTGAATCTGTGTTTAAGGTTATATTTACAGTGTCCCCTTGATATAAATAAGTTGAATATAATCCGTTTATATTTGAATAAGTTAAATTTCGTTGAACGCTATTAACAAATATTGAAACGCTTCCATATTGATGATTAATTTGATTTAAATCTAACAATAAAGAACCAATCATTGGTGTTGTAACAGGAATTGGAGTGGCTGTTGGAGTTGGAGTTGGTGTTGGAGTAATTGTACTACCTGTTGCGGTTGTCAAAGTAATATTTGCTGAAGCACAATATCCACTCATTGTCAAATAATCTTGGGCAACATTCAATAATACATTTTTGTTTTCATAACCATTCGGGGTATAAGCCCAAATTGTCTGATTATTTTGATATAATTTAGGTAAACCTCTATCCGTTTGGCTAATAAATGAACTATCATATGGGTCATCTGTATGTGTCAAAGATGTAATATATGTATCATCATAATATTGTGCTTGAGTTATTTCACTCATTGTATATGGTATCCTTTGTGTACCACCATTAACAGGAAAAGTTGATGTAATTGTTTTTGTATTATACCCAATTGCGCCCACAAAATAATCAAACATAAGCGACCAATAAAAAAGTGAATTGTTAAAGGATAAAAATTGCGAACCATCATTTTGGAAAGTTGTTTTAAACTTATAATAATAGTTCGTTTGGCAATAGTTATACACAAAAAATCTTTCGGGATATTGATTTGGATTGTTGTTTGCTTGAATTAATTCAACTTTTGTTAATTCTTTGTTTGTTAAATTATATCCATCTAATTTATTCCAAGTAAAATATTGGTTTCCAACTTTAATTAAATCTTTTGGCGTTAAATTTTTAACATCAGATAATTTCAAATAAAAATTTCCCGATAAAAATCTTGTATTTTTGTTATATATATTGTTTAATCTATTTGCATAAAATAAATTATATGCATTATTAATTGTATATGCATTAAATGAAGGTAATCCTAATCCAAAATCTGCTGGAGTTTCTGAATTAAATAAAATTGAAATACTATCATTGTTAATTTTATTTGAATCAACGTTTCCAATAGGAATTGTATGTGATATAATTGGAGCATTTTGAAATTCAGTTGCAAATTCACCGTTTAAAGGGTTTGTACCATCAGATTGATTTAATCTAAAATAAATTGTATTGATATTGTTTGTAGTATCATAAATTTTACCTACTTGATTTATAAAAGGTGTACCGTTTCCACCATAATAAAATAATTTTGGTTTTGTTTTCGCACCTTTATAAAAATAATTTACATTTTCTGAATTACCATTTTGTTGGGATTCAGTTGCCGCGGCATAATTGATACCCAATGGGATTCCAATTTGTCCCTCACTATCCCAATTTCGTATAATTTCAGGTGAAAATATTGTTTCAATTTTCTTTTCTTGTGATTTAAAATCAGTTGGATTATAAACTAAGTTCCTACCATATATACGGTTGTTTCTATCCTTAAATTGTTTGTTTCCATCATCGCCATCTTCCAAATCAGATATATATAATTGAGATTCCGTATAATTAATAGCGGGTTCAACTGAATAACCTTTATCAAATGATAACTTTTCGGTCCAATCATATATATTACCCGAACCAATATAATAATCATATGGTTCAATAATAATTTGTTTAGGAACATTTGGGTCGGGAACAAAAACTAAATTAAATTTTTTAGCAATTGATGATAATATATCAATTTGTTTTATTTCTGTTCCTATAATCTGATTAAAATTAACATAACCATACTCAAATATTGGGACTGATGTATTAATTGCGGTCGGACTATATTTTAAAGTTGATGAAGGTAATAATGTTACAGGTGTACTATTAATACCATCCCAATATCTTGCTATTGTATTACCATCTTTTTGTTGTAAATTAACAGTTGTACCTGAAGTATAAGCATCAATTTTATAAGTTTGGTCATAATGAGTAGTTAATTCAAATCCTAAATCATTTTTATAATCTCTTCTTATATGTATATCCACATATAAATCAGTAATACAATAAGATGGGATTCCATTTTTATCAACAATTATAAATTTAAAATTTTGATATGCATCACCTGTATAAATTTCGTTACCGTTGCTATCAGTATTAAAAGGAATAAAAATTAAATAAGAAGCTGATTGTGTTAAACTTTTAATTTGAGATAAATTAAATGAAAGTTTTGTAGTGCTTGCACTATAAAAACCATAAGTATAAAGTAGCTTAAACCAAGGCGTATTAAAAAATTCTGATTTAATTGTGAATCCATAAGTTTTAAAAATTAATTGAATTAGTCCCCAGATATTCAATGCAGGTTTTAACTGATTGTCAATCAATGCATTAATTGGTGAGTTAATTCTTCCTTCCTTACCACCAGCATTTTGGAAAGCCGTATAATCAGCAAATGTTCCACCAGTTGTTGGTGTATATAATCTTGTTACATTTTGCAAATTGGTTAAACCTGTCCAGTTAACCAATTCACCTGAATATTCATAACCATTATGAACAACAGGATAAAACCATAAGTTTGGAACTGGTTTACCATTCAATAGTTGATTATCAGACCAAGCTGCACCAACATTGTACATTGTAAAATAGTGATTGAAATGAAAATCAATATCATCAAAATCCAAATCTTTTAATAGATTGTTTCCAATATTACCAAATAAATTTGCGACATCAGAAAATAATGTTACATCATATTCAATTTCGGATTCCAATACTGAAACCTTATTTAGTTTCATATAACCCCTAAAATATGGTTCATCATCAATTAAAACATCAATTGGTACCCTATGTGTTGGGTCAAAAAATAATGTTGTTTGGTCGGTATTAAAAAAATTCTCAAAGAATTTATTGTTTGTTTTTGTGCCAGGCAAAGTTAACCCCAAAGAATAATCAGAGTTTCTTGAACCTATATCTTGTATCTCAGCAAATGATTTTGTAATCTTAATTGGAATATCAGCTGTTGTATCCAAATATTGGTATTGTTTGAAGGTATCATTAACAACATAATTAGCAACAAAATAAGGAGTTGTTCCTGTTAAAGGTAAGTAGCTACCTGGTATAAAATAAACTTTAAAATCAACTCCCACAGCGTCAGAAACGCTTTCTAAAAATCCTGTAAACTGAATTGATGTTCCGCTTTGGATATAAATTGAATTATTTATATCACTTACTGCATATTCTATGAAACCAGCTTGTCCATTTTTTTTGTTTGGATAAAATGGTTGCATTTCAAAGTAATAAGTTTGATAAAAATCTATGCTTGTTCCTGTATAAGTAGGTAAAGTAAATTCATAATATAATTCACCACTGGTTCCCAAATTATTAAAAGTAATTTGAAATGATTGGAATCCTGAACCTGTTATATCTTTAATATTTCCAACATATGGATTATACGCAGAACCATCACCAGTAATAGTAATATCTCCATCGCTTCCATTTGGATAAGCAATATCATATGTTAAATTAGTTATACCCGAGCCAGTAGTGCTTGCGTTTGCATAATTGGCATTATTAACTAAAGCCCTTAAAACCGTTTGTTGTGTACTCATATGTTAAAACCCTTTATTAATGAAGAAGTTATTAGCAACAGAAAGATTTATTCTATAATTGTTTAATTTAGCGTGTTTCTTTCTGAAGGTTTCCACATCAGTTGAAGTTATTGTCACTGGTTGTAAATCTTTATATATTTTATCTTGTCTATCTATTTTAGAAATATAATCTTCTTTCATTATATAAACTTGAGGCGAATAAAATAATTGTTCAATCCAATTTGAATAAGCAACCGATATGTAATCAGTTTGAATTGTAATATCTCTTGTTACATTTGTATCAAAAGTTTTAACTGTTCTTGCTATATCTCGGTCAGGACTTGTTAAGTTGGTTGCGTAGTATCTGCTATTATAAGTTGTTGATTTTATTTTCTTAGTATCTTTTCTATATGTTGTGAATGTGAAGTAATCAAATCCACCGCGAGGATTTAACCAAGCAACTCTCGTATTTTCTGGCCTACAGTTTGTATATAAGTAGAAATAAAACGCTTCAGATACGGGGCCGATTGGACCAGCACTGGCTCTGCCATTATTGTTGGTAGGTAATCCATAAAATAATTGAACACGATAATAAGAAACATTTGTAAAATCAATTGATGCAAATAAATTATTAATATCAGTTGGCCCAACAGGTAACGCAAAAACTTTTAAGGTATCGGTGTACCCAGTTGGGGACTGATATGTTGTACCACTAAAGTTTAATTCTTGATGGAATTGAGTTATAGGGTTATTGTTAATGTCGTAAAATTCAAATAATGCATAATCAGCTTCAATCAATTGTCTATCTCCTGTTTGTCCGTTTAAATAATATAATACGTAATTCTCATTTGATTGTATATACTGAATCCTCGGCGCATCAGTTAAGAAGCGACTGGTTTCACTTTGTTCAGGAACGGTTGGATAATCCATTAAGAATTGAGACATTGGACTGTAACGTCTATATATATCCACAGTATTGATTGTAATACCTGTACTCACAGTTGAAGATAATTCTTGGTCAAAGTTTGGTAAAATTAAATGTTCATCAAGTTGAAAAACACCGCCAACATAATCAAAATAATTACCAGTATTTGTAAAATCAGATGCTGTAAATCCTGTTGAATTAATTGATGATGGTATATCAGTATAATGGTTTAAATCATTTGTAGGTGAAACGGTATATTCCGTAACTGGTGAATTGTTTAACAAATAACGATAGCCATATTTAAAATTGGCTTTAATATTATTAGGAAATGAATTGTTCCAGTTTATATCTTTTGTGCTTGAGTACCAATCATTCAACCAATAATAATTATAATGTTGAGTTGATACAAAATTTTGAAGATAATTGTATGGTCTTACATTGAATCTATATGTTGTTGTTGTACCAGTGGTAATTGAATAAGGAACAACTGACATTCTGCTTTCCAATTTATCTTCCACATATATATCCACATCCAATTCCATTGAACTGAAATATGTGTCACCAGTTAAAACTACTTCATAGGTTCCACCACGTTGATAAATCATATCAACGGCTCTTCTTAATTGAGTGTTACTATTAACACCATTGTTATATAATTGTTGATAACCAAAATTACTCATATTCCTTCAATTGTGTTTACTAAATCATCAAACGTTGCTCCTTCAAGCAATTCTTGTATTTCAGGACTTTCTGCTATTTCTTCAAAAACTCCATCCAAGAAATTTGATGGTCTTATTCCAAACTTTTTTATGTTTGTTTGTATTGCAAAAGCAAAACTTCTTTGAGTGATAAATCTACCATTCTTTTGATTTCTACCTTGCAATTTTCTATCCTTAATCCATTGTACGATACTATCAATTGGAACCCCTTTTTTACCAGGTAATCTTCCTGATTGTACCCATTGGAAATAATCTTCCATTAAAACTGTAATGGTTGAATTTCCTTTATTATCCGAACTTGTTTGAACTTCAACAGAATCACGCAAAGTGCCAGAAGCAACTTTATCTCCAATGCCAGCATTTTTTCCAACACCGAAAGGATATTTTTTTGTTTCCAGCGCTTTCGTAATCATCGCCTCCATAATTGGGGCTATCTTTTCTAAGTTCATTATAATAATTTAATTGTTACATATGTACCATTTCCACCATTTATTGTTTGACCACCAGTTGCAGATGTATAAGCTGAAACATTGATATAATCCATATTTCCATCTAAATAAACAATTGTTGATGTTGTTTGTGTTTGGTTATCTAAAGATGTAATAGGATTTTGTGTAATTGTTAAACCGCTATCATTCTTTCTAATTTGAATATTTTGTTGCAAAGTAGTTGTTGAGTCTGGTGCCCAATTCACATATGCTGTTACTTCATAGTATCCTGCAACATTTGGTTCAAATTGATGTGAACCACTATTCCACCAATCGTTTGTATCTATTTCTGCAGTATATTCAACAATAGTATCAACGCCATTTGGAATTGATTGTGTTCCTGGTAATTGTGCCATCACAAAACCATTTGAAGTTGCTGATGTTCCTGATATAACTGTGTTACGATAAATTGTTAATGTTGAACCTGAATTTGGAATTTGGAAAACAACATTGTCATTTGTTCCGTTAACTACGTTACTACCAGTACCTGGTCCAAAAAAGTTTGCACTCACTGAACCATCTTGAGTATTAAAAGTACTAAATGCTGTACCTAAAACATTTCCTGTATCTGTATCTTGCAAAAAGTCTTGAACAAATCCACCTGCATAAAATGACATTAATGAACTTGAAACATATTGTGTAATTCCACCAAAATATGTTCCTGTATAATTTCCATTGGTATCTATACCCATAGCAATTGCAGGATAACCATTACCAGGTATTGTCAATGCACCTGCCGAACCAGTTAAAAATACACCACCTAATGGTGCTAAAACCATACTTCCATTATTATCTTGGAATATTTCTGTACTTCCATAAGTAGTTCCATCAACAGCAAAAGGAAATGAAATTGCATTTGCTGAACCCGTAGGTCCATTCATATATATTGATCCTGTACTAATATTAAGGGAACCTGAAATATTTGTTGTCTGATTCAAATTAATTGTACCAGTTGTATTAAGTAATAAATTTGTTCCATCAGAACCAACTCTATTAGTTGTACTGTCGTATTGACCAAATTGAATATAACCTTGATTAGCATCTTCTTGACCTTTAACTTGAATTGTATTTGATATGTTAATATCCCCAATCCAACCATCATCACCAACTTTAAAGTTTGTACCATTACCATTGTTAGTTGATGATACAGTATCAAATGTTACCGCATCAGTTGTGTTTAATGATTGATTATAACTTTCGCCACTTGTTCCACTACTTCCTGAAGAACCACCTGTAAAAGGTGAACCATTGAATAATAAAGCAGAACCTGATAAATTAATACCACCTGTTCCACCATCAATATTAACAGTATTACCACTTACTAAAATTGAACCTTCTGATTTTATATTCGTATAATAATTTGAATATAAATTTTGTGAACCTTCTGCATTTAAATCAATATTATTGTGTGTGTTAACCTCAACAAAACTATTTGAACCACTAACTGAGAAACCACCATTATTAATTACGTGTGTTGTATGATATAAACTTAAAGTAGAACTTGGATTAGCAGGGTCTTGTGTTGTATCATAATGTACAAATGCACCACTTGGATGATTTAAGTCATTTAAATAATGTCCACCGCCATTTGCTAAATTGAATTGAAAACTACCAGCGGAACCAGTATCGCCGCCGTAGATTTGGTTATTAAATTGTAAAGAACCATTTGTTTCAATTGCGTGTGTTTGGCCAGAATATATATGAGTTGTAGAACCACTAACACCATTTCCTAAATAAGTTATCTGCGCACCACCATAGAACGAACCTGTATCATTTGATGC